AATAGTTGTAATTAAATGTGCAAATCACTATGTATATATGACGTGCGTGCGTGCGGGCACACAGGGGGGTGCGGGTGTACGAGAAGCTGGCTCAAAAATAGGGTGGTACTCGCTGGGATTTGTCTCTTCTTATTAGGTCGCTCTCGCACACATGCACATGCACCTCTGTTTGGCTCGCATGCGTGGGTACGTCTGTGGGTGTGCTGGTCGGTTACTGACTATCCTCTTCTAGAAGTGCCAATATCCTTTCCTCTATCTCCTCTTCTATTTGGTCTGTGGTTCGTGCTTCTTTTGTCTCTACTACATCCGAGAACAAGGCGACAGTCTTACCTAACAAATGTAATGCTTGCACTCTGCTAGAGTCTGAGTCTGCTTCCTGACTCTCTTTGTATAGTCGTTCCAAAACGTAATTCTTTATTCGTAGGTTAGAAGCAACTGCCGAGGTCTCTCTCTTCTCGATAGCCTTCTGTATGCTTAGTGCTATCTTAGGGTTCGCCACAAGCTTACTTGCTTCGACCTCTACCCACTTAGGTATCTTGCCTTCCTTGGTTAAGGCTACGTCATATACCTTTGCATACGCTTCCTTGTAGCTACCCAACTTGCCCTTAATTATTTCATCAACGAAGGCTCTCTGTTTTATGGTCAGTTGGTCCTTCTTTTTTACTATCTCTAGTTGCGGTTTTTTTGTCTCATCCATAGGAGGAATATTAACTCGTCACAGGTTCTATGGGAACGCTCGCAAGTTGCTCTCACTTATGTAGATACGAATGCTGTTGCAAATGAGGATAGGGATGCTAATATGTACCACATGAGCGTAGTCGTGATGACTCCCCTCCTAGTGAATCATAAAGCTAGGCTTCTGTAACGCGGGCAAGAAGAGAATCCAACAGGCGTAGGTGACGAACAATAGGTGACAGTTATTGCAAGTCTTTGATGGGATGAAATTCCCCTCCCTGTGATAGATAGGTGACAGATATACTTGAGGGATGCTTAGTAGAGCGAACTATAAAGCTGACTAAGTACATGGTGAAAGTTAGAGTAGGCGAAGGCAGTAGAAAAACTTTCATTCTAGGGAAGAGTAAAAACTAACTGACAGTACCTCCTACTGTCGCTGGATGTGTGTCCAGCCTGAATGAAGCGAAAGCAGAAACAGTTGAATTATTAACCAATTAATTCTTTAGGAGGAATTATGAAACATAGAGCAAAGAAGATATATCTTGAGGGATATCTGTACAGAGGTTATGTAATCCAAAGAAGGCAACAAGATTATGTGTATTGGAGCATAGGCGAACCTGTCGACTTTTTGGGCAACTACGAAGTGCCTACAGAAAAATCAGATTTCTATAGTGTGCGTTGGAATGATGCAACAGATACTTTGAGGGAAGCCAAATATCTTATTGACACTTCGCCAGCGTATTGCGGAGATAAATCTTAACCATTGTGGGGGCGGTCTAATAAACTGCCCCTATCTGTATCAAGGTGTGTGCCTTGGCTGACGATTCCAAAAGGATGAAACAGATTTATTAACTGATGATTTCTAGGAGGTAAAAATGAAACCATCAATAGCTAGAGCGATTGCTCTTAAAACTTTGGAAGGGGGGATAACTCCTTTCCTATTGGGTGGAACAGGTGTCGGTAAGTCGGCAGTTGTTCTTGATATAGCAAATGAACTTGCTGGTAACAGAAAGCTATCTGTAGATAATCTTGCACCTAACTCAAAGGAGTTTGGGTTCATAGATTTCAGATTGTCTTTGCTTGAGTCGGTGGACCTTGGAGGTCTGCCCTATCTTGATAAGGACAATAATCAGAAGCGAGCGTTCCTTGGTAATCTTCCAACAAAAGGTGAAGGTCTTTTGTTCTTGGATGAATTTGCACAGGCTCACCCCAGCGTTCAGACTTTGGCTGGACAATTAATCAAGGAGAAAAGACTTGGTGAATATGTTCTGCCTGAGGGATGGAAAGTTGTTTGTGCTGGTAACAGGTCAAGCGACAGAGCGTCTTCTAACAAGATACCTTCTCACGTTGTGGGTAGGGTGTCCTTGATAGAGTTTGAACATGACTTCAACGATTGGTCTAAGTGGGCAACATCACATGGTGTTGACTCAAGAGTTATGGGTTACCTTAACTACCAGCCACAAGCGTTGAATGACTTCGATTCTAAAGAGTTGGGTTCTCAGCCTTCCCCTAGAACTTGGACTAATCTGAGTGACGTGCTGAAGACTAATCCTGATGAATCAATCATACAGGAACTAGTCAAAAGCTTTGTGGGTGAAGTGCAAGCGATTGAGTTTAAGAACTTCTTACTGCTAATGAACGACATACCGAACTTGACTGAAATAGTTGAGGGAAGATGTAAGCAGACTATAGAAGATGTTGGACTTTGTTTTGCTACTGCTACTGCATTGATTGACGTTGTGACAAATGCAAACGATAAGAAAGTTTTCACTTACTTTGAGAATGCTTTGGACTTCTTCAAGGAGTGCTACCCAACACCTGAGTTTTCTATCTTCTTTGTTAGACAATGCACAGAGAAGAGAAGCGAACTCATTGACACCGATTCTTATTCAGCCTTCAAGTTGGCGAATAGGGATTTGGAGTATTAACCCTCTGAGGAGTTCTGTGAGATTCAGACGAAACATTAAACTAGGTATCGGTGACGACCTAACCCTGTGACAAGGGTGTTAGGGTTTCACGAACCTACTGCTGTATTGCAAATACCACAGGTAACTGCAACACACTAGTGGGCAGAGTGAAATATAATTATTAACTAGTATATATTTTGTTTAGGAGGTTTTTATGACAGAAAATACTACTACTACTTTGTCGCAGAATGCCATGCTAATTCGTTTAACTACGAAATTTTGGAGTGGCATAAAAGCAGACAAAAGACTGAGAGGAGATTTGGCAGAAGATAAGAATGCTGAGTCGGACTCTCTTCACGTTTCTAAACACTTGGTCGGCAAGAATGCCAACAAGTATTTTAGGAGAATAATTAATCAAGTACGCAACAATGTTTACTACCCTTTGACTTTGCCTTGGGATGACAATACGTCTGATGGTGATGGAAAGGTTGTAAGCGGTTGGAGACTTTGTCCCAACAGGGAATTTGATAGAGTGTGGCAAGCTTTAGAGGATGCAAAGACTGAATTTTATAAAGAGGTTGATGCGTTCTGTGACGAGTACCCACAGTTAGTTGAGGATGCTAAGTTACACCTCGGTGAAGCTTACGACCCTGACGATTATCCCCACGTTGAGGACATACGTTCTAAATTCAAATTTGATATTGAGCCACAGGTTATTCCTGATACAGGTAACTCTAGAGATATTAGACTTAATGTCTCTGCTAGTGTTCAAAGAAAAATTGAAGAAGCTACTGAAAGCAGAATCAGAAAAAATGTTGCTAATGTTTTTCAGACTACTGTTGAAGCTTTGGTAGAACAGGTCGAGCATATTGCGGACAAATTAAATAACTATGACTCGGACAAGGTCTTCTTTAAAGACTCAAGCTTCGATAAGTTAAGGCAAGCGTTAGACGTTCTGCCTTCTATCAATGCTGATATCTTGGGGAACGACCCTTACATTAATCAGTCACATGCTGAGTTGGTTGGAGCGTTAGCAAAAATCAATGACGTATCAAGCCTGAGAGGTGATGGCGAGTTAGAAGAGACTAAGAGAAAATCTGTAGCTGAAGATTTAACACAGGCTATAGACCCCATCAAGGATGGTATCTTAGGTAAGCTTGGAGGTAACAATGACTAACACTTCACAAGAATTGTTTGACAATTACCTAGAGCAAAAAGTTATTAAGGCTAGAGCAAGGCTGATGTCTAAAGATATCGGCATTGCTTCTATGCTACTGAACTTGCCTTTGGTTGAGTCTACTGACATACAAACAATGGCTACAGATGGCACACAGATAAAGTGGAATGCTGGCTTCGTTGCTAAGACTTCTGACGAGGGAGTTGAAGCGGTGTTGATACATGAAGCTTTGCATGTTGTGTTTGAACATCCTTTGAGGTTCGGTAACAGGAATCACAAGCTTTGGAATGTTGCTTGTGACTATGCCATCAATAACTATTTGTGGTACGAACTACACTACAGACTGCCTGAGGGTGGACTGTGGAATTATGAATACCACAACATGACTGCTGAAGAAATTTATCGAGTGTTAAGCACAGATGATGAAGCTTTTCAGCAAGCGTTGGAAGATGCTAATGATGTTGCTGAACAACAAAGGCAACAACAAGAATCAGATAACCAGCCTAATGACTCTGAAGAAGAAGAGGATTCTGACGAGGGTGAGGGCGGTCAAGGTGAAGACTCTGAAGAGGGTGAAGAAACTGAGACTGGTAAATATTCTGATGGAACTGGTTCTAGTGTGGATAAGTTTGATGCTTTGCCTGACCTTGTTGGTGAGATTATCAAGCCAACAGACGAGCAAGGTAACGAACTTGACTCCGCAAAAATTAGCGAGATAGCTGACAACATAAGGTCTAAGTTGTTCATGGCTGACAAGATGTCTAGCCTTAGTGGAACATCTTCCCTTAGAGGTGCAGTTGAAAAGGTCAAAGGTCAAACCAGCGATTGGAGAGAAGTGCTGAGAGATATGTTAGATATGTCTATCAGCAGAGACCAATCTTGGGCAAGACCTAACAAGAGACATTTTCACAGAGGTGTTTATCTGCCTAGCAATATCAAAGACCCTAGCGGTGGTGCGGTAGCTATAGCGATAGACACTAGTGGTTCTATCTCTCAGCATGAACTGAACATTTATGCAGTTGAGATAGACGAGATAGTGAGGTCTCTTAATCTTGAAAGGGTTCATGTTTGTTACTGCGATACGACAATCAATTCTAACGAGCATGGAGAATTTTGGGATGTCTTTGACCTAGCCAATGGTGACGAGATTGAATTGGAAATGAGGGGTGGAGGTGGAACTGCCTTTGACCCTCCCTTCAATCTCTTCAATGAACATTCAGATGATGTTGATGATGTTAATGCGTTTATCTACTTTACTGATGGTTATGGAAGAGTGTCACCTGAGGTTGAACCCAATGTTCCTGTTATTTGGGCAATCACCAACGAGTGGAAGGCACAATCCTCTGAAATGCCTTTCGGTGACGTAGTTGAAGTTGATGTTAGGAACTTCAGCTAATTAGAGAGCGATACAGGGCAAGTTAATTTCGGACATATACGAGGTTAACTTGCTCCCTGTTCGTTGCTCTACGCTCAAATATGGAGGTCGTTTTTCTCAAAACTAATCGGAAAATGTGTGTTTTCCCTGATGATGGCACAAAAGTGCCGAAATTAGTTTATTAACTATTACTTAACCTAAGGAGGTAATTATGAGTAATAAAAAAGATATGCCTTTTGAAGAGAAGGTTGCTCTGATGGTGCGTAAAGCAGTAGAAATAGAGCAAGCTAAACTTAAAGAAGGTCAGCGTGTGGTGGTAGAAGTTTATGAAACTTTGATTGATGGACAGAAACACATGAGAGTAGATGCTAACTGTGTTGATATTCAAAAGGTTGAGTACAAAATAACTTTTGAACTCTTAGACTGTGAATATAACTCTCTAACTGAAAGTCGTTTGTGTGATGCTCTTTGTCAGCTTATAGACCAAGGTAAAACTCGGGATGAAAGTGATGAAAAGTTTGATGAAGAGGAAAGAGATAGATGCCTTGCTATTGTTAAAAAACATATCGGAAGGTTTTCTGTAGAAGTAGATAGGGTGAGCAAATGAAAAGTGAAAAACAATTTCTTGAAGAGTCTGTTAAGGCTCTTATAGACATTAACTCTAATATCTATACTCAAATCATAGGCACGAGGATTGAAGACATACAAGGAGATAATCCCAAAACAGTTGAGATGTTTGACTTGTTAAGTTTCTACAATGAAAACATTTTCATAGTAGAAAAATGGTTGGATAAACTCTACCCTGAAAGGCTGGAATCTCAGGAGTCTATAGAAAAGACTAGAGCGAGGAGACTTGCTTTCAAGCTTGTCAATAATAAAGTTGAACTAAGGGAGGATAGAAATGGATAGGCTCAAAGAAATAAGCAAACAGTTAAGCAATCTTTTCAGTATTGAAAGTATGAAAGCTTTTGAAAAATGCGAGGAGAAGGTAGAACTGCATGCTGATTTAAAAGAGTACATTACAGAATGGTCTTTTGGAAAATCTATTCATCATCCTTTATTGGTCGTTGCCCCAATGGGTGACAATCCTATATTAATAACTCAATACAATTTGCAGTATGAATGTAAAAGTATTCAAGTGCAAAATGCCATTGAGCGAAAAGATGTAGGTGAGTTTATCTATTTGCATGAACGACCTTACAGACATGATGCTTTATTAGAAGCTTATGGTGAATGGTGGAATCCTAAATCAGAAGAGGACTATTGGGATGTAGTTGGTTCTGTTTGGATAGACTCCGAGAACATATATCAAAATAGATATTCTTGGAGAAGTCTTTTAACAGAACAATACTCTTATCCTTCTCTGATGATGAATGAGGAAGAGACAAACACCTTTGCTTCTTTACCTAACGAGATAACGATATTTCGTGGTGGTATGGATGACAAAGGTTTCTCTTGGACTCTTGATAAGGATAGAGCGTGTTGGTTTGCTGACAGATGGCAGATGAATGGCAATCTAGGAGACAAATCAAACGTGACTAAAAGGCATAACACAAATGTCTTTGAGAGGACAATCAATAAGAGTGATGCGTTGGCATATCTTAATGGTCGTAACGAATCAGAGATAATCTATGTTCCTGAAGAGGACTAAATAAATTAAAGGCGGTAGCTACTTAGGTAGTTATCGCCTTTTTTTTTGGTCTAAATTTTACAGCCAACTGCGGTGTTTTATCCTGCTGTAAA